GGGTGCGATTGGGCCAAGACTCTGGACAGCCATGGGCCCGCATTATGCACGGCTTCCGCCATGCGGGACAAGCCGCTCTACCGTGACCAGACCACTGTTCTGCGGGGCACCGGCTTCACCCGGGCGATGGTCACCTTCCGGTCGATCAGGTCGGGCACGAAAGTCAGGGCCAGCGAGTCCGCTTTGTCCGGAGACTTGACTCCCGCTTTTTTCAAATCCTTTTTGCTCTGCAGCTGGATCCGAAACCGGGCGTCGTAGCCGTAGTCAAGGCAGATCAGCTGCTCGCCCAGGTCGTCGTCATCGGGGATCTGCCCGTTCTCCAAGAACTCGCGCATCTTGCCCCAGCACTCGCTGCGCTGGTTGAAGTACTGCTTCTCGTCCTTGGCCGGCACGCCCCAGGTGACCGGGATCAGCGCCGGCAGGCCCTGCATGCGGCGCAGCGCGGAGTCGAGGTCGGCGCCGTTGCCGATCGCGTCGTATGCAATGCACGAGATCGGCCCTTCCTTGCGCACGATCTCGAAAATGCGGCTGGCCAAGTCCACGCCGTCAAAGCCCGACAGCGAGACTTGGAAGTGCACCTTGAGGCCCTGGCGCAGCGTGATGACGGAGAAGTCGTCGCCGAAGCGCGCCGGGTCGACGGCGAGGATCTTCGGGTGCGCCTGGTACATCGGCAGTTGCAGCCGCCGGCGGCGGGCCTGCCCGACGAGCTCGGGGCTGATGAAGTTGGCGTAGCCGGCGCGCGGGAACTCGCCCTTGACGCGCACACGCACGAAGTCGCTGTCTTCGCCGTACTCTTCGATCCAGGCCTCGATCTGCTTCTTGTTGGTGAAGCTGACGGTGCGCGAGTCGACGCGCACGTAGGTGTTGCGCTTGCCCTGCGTGCAGTTCTTGAAGAACCGGCCGCTGGTCTTGGTCGGGTTGCCGTAGCGCAGCCACAGGATCTGCGTCTTCGCGTCGGTCAGCGCGCCCTCGGTCACGTCCCAGATCAGGTCGTCAATGGCCGAGGCCTCGTCGAAGATCACGATGATCCGCTTGCCTTGGTTGTGCAGGCCGGCGAAGGCCTCGGAGCGTTCCTTTGACCACGGGATCTGGTCAATGCGCCACGTCTTCTGCCGGTCGGGGTCGCCAGCGATGAAGATGGCCGTGGCGGTGAGCGTGAACAGCTGGCGCGCGATGAATAGCTGGTACCACTTGCCCAACTCCGCCCACGTCTTCGTGCGCAGCTGCGTGTCCGTGTTCGCCGTCACGACGCCGCGCGTGTCGGCGCTCGTGCTGATCGCCCACAGGATGGCCCAGGACACCTCGGCCGACTTGCCGATGCCGTGGCCGGAGGCCACGTCTTCCTCGATGACGCAGCCCTCGGCGCCACCCTCGCGGATCGCCTTGCTGATGCGCTCCTGCTGCTCCAGCTGCCACTGCTCGGGGCCGCTCATGCCCTCCAGCATCGTGCCGCGCTCGCCCCACGGGAAGGCCCAGCGCACGAAGCCCACGAAGTCGTCGTGGAAGCTGGCCAGCTTGTCGAGCAACTCGCCGACCTCGGAGCCGGCGTACAGGTCAGCGGAGCGGCGTGTCATGTCCACGGGCACCTCGATTCGGAGAAGGGGGTCGGGCGGCGGGATCCGCGTGTTGTGCGGGTCGTCGAGCGGGCCGCGGCGGGTGAGTTGCTTGAGCACCGGCTCGCAGCTGATCGGCGCCAGCGCGAGCCGTTGCACAAGCTCGGTCGGCCTGACCGGCTCGTAGTACTTCTTCCACATCCCCGACGACCACCGGTTCAGGGTCTTGAACCCCTTCGGCCGCGGCCCGTGCCATCCCTGCTTGTGGTTGTTCGGGCCGGGTCCGGTCATGTCGTCAGGTGAGGTGCGCGGCACGCGGCCGCGCGGAGGTCGTCAGCGGCCGTTGACCTTGGTCTGGTAGACGGTGGCCGTCGGGGTGAGTACGTTGCCGGCGCCGCTGGCCGGCGGATAGCCCTCGGCCTGCGGCACGCAGTCGCGGCGGCCCTGCGGGATGTCGTCGGCCACGCGCTGCGCGCGCATCGCGCCCGTCATGCGGGAGGCGCGGGTGGTCTGCCCAATGCCGGTGGCCTGCGCGCGGAAGTTCATCGGCTCGATCGCCCGCGGGCGATGGGTCTCGGTGTCACCATATTTCATCGTCGCTCTCCTGTTCGGGGCTGGCGAACTCGTCGCCTGGGGGTTCGGCCTGGATAGGCTGCGCCTCCCCGATGATACGCGCGTCCTCCGGCATGGACGAGTCGATCACAGGCCGCGGCGGGTGCACCTCATCGGCCATGGGCAGATCGCTGCCGTCGAGCCGGCGCTTGGCGGCGTTGAGCCGATCGGCCAGCGCGGTGGCCAGCGCGTTCACGCCGTCGTCCTCGGCGCCGACGATCTTGAAGTACCGCGCGAGCAGGGTCAGCCCGGCCATCTTGTCGGCGCGCTTGATCTTCTTGACCGTGACGCTCTCGACGGTCGGGTTGCCGTCCTCGTCCTTGACCAACTTGTCGCGCACCTCGACCTCCACCTGCACGATGGTGGAGGCCACGTGGTCGGGCAGCTGGTTGATCGGGATGAGGTTGCCGTCGTCGTCGAAGAGGTCGTTGGCCGACTGGAAAGCGATGTCGGCGAGTTCCTTCTTGACCTTCTCGGCGGTGACGCCGACGCTCTGGAACTGCTGCGCGTTGAGGTAGCGGATGCGCGCGGTTGCCTCGGCGTCGTCAAGCAGGTTGCGCGCCGTGGGCAGAGTCACTCCGGCCAGCTTTGCCGCTTGACCGCGCGAGCCGCTCGTGGCCACGTAATGCTGCACGAAGGCCTCGTGTTTCGGATTGACGAGGGCGACGGAGCCTGGGTAGGTGGGTGCGAGTACGGCGCTCATGGATCACCTATTGCAGTTTGGGGCTTGGGGCTTGTGAATCTGCGGTTTTTTGCAAACAAGTCCAAATTTGGAAATTCCCACAAAAATTTTTTCCGGGTGGGGCCCCAACAAGGGGTAGAGGGCCTTGTGTAAAAGAGGGCCTCCCCCTACCCCCACCCCCTCTTTTTCTAGGAGTCGATCGCTGCGGCGCGTTCTCCGGCCGGCCGAGTACCAAGCCGCAAGCCGCGAACCGCCAGGCCACGCGCTGCGCCACGGTTCGGAGCTCGGCGCGCTCCGACAAACTATCCACAGGCGGGGCATGCCAGTTTCAAGGCGTCACTAGCGATAACGGGCGTTATGTCCACTCCGCCAAGTGAAGGTGAGGGTCAGTTATCCACATGGTCTAGGCGGTCGCTCACAGCCTGGCGCAGCCGAGCATTCCAGTCGCTCACGTGCTTCTGGCAGCCAGCCACGGCCGAGACCCAGTTCGTTTCGCGGATGGCCGATTCCGCCTCTGGGCTGGCGGTTTTCATAAGCGAATCAAGCACTTGCGCGACACAGGCCTTGGCCATCTCCAGCGGATCGACCGGCGCGGCGCTCTGCCAGCTGGCAACTTTGGCCAGATTCGTGCTGAAAACGAACAGAATCCCGCCGGTTTCGGGGGAATTACCCTCAAGTCTGTGGATGTCGGCCATGTTTTTTCCGGATTGTGGAAAGCTTAGACAGAATATTGCATAAGAGTGGGGGTTGTCAAGCAAAAATTGCAAGGGATCGAATTTTGCGTGCACCAAAATGGTGCGTTTGTGTCTGGAATCCAGACACTGCGAACTAACATGCGAAAACTTTCAAGTTTGAGGGGGTCCGATCTTCAAACTTTTCTGCTTTTCTTTGCAGGTTTGTGCGCCGATACTCTGTGTACCGCAACGCACTGGAGACCTACACCATGCAAGTTCCCGTTACTTTCGCCGCGCTAGTTGATGAGGCTGTAGCTAACGCTAAGGCCTCCGCGGCACCGTTTGTTCCGTCCCGTGCCGAGTACGAAGCTGCGCTCAATTGGCCGTGCCGAATCGCCGCAGACTGCGCTGATCCATGGGCGTTTATCCGTGCAACGCATCGTGGCGCGGGAACTATGGATGCCGTCGCGTCTGAACTGTTCAAGCGCCTGCAGCGCGAAGAAACCCGCTAACCCTTTGGAAACCTACACCATGCCGAAACTCTCTTTCTCTGACGCCCTGCAACGCATCAATGACGAATTGCCCGTGCACCGGAATGACGTGCAGGCCGCAGCGCTTCGGCGCCGCATCTGGATTGCGGAATGGCACCTGCCCGGCTGCATCTCCGAATCGTTTTCTGTGTGCCTCACGAAGAGTGACGCGATCGAGTGCGCACTTTCCATGGCAGAGGGCGCAGAGGGCGCACCGCGCGGCATGCGCGCCGATTTGGAGCGCTCCGGCTGGAGTGATCGCGTGGCGCCCGATGCGTGGGCCCGCGGCGCGATCACGACGGTTGAGCGTCGCACGTTGGCCGACATTCTGTGAGGTGACGCCATGCGCAAGCAAACCTATCTCGCCATCCTCATGCGCCAATCCCCGGATTGGATCATCGGGTCCATGCGCAACCCCTCGCCGAGCATGCGCCCGATTCACGTCGCGCTGCACGCCATCGCCCTGCGTCGTCTCGGCGCGCTGCAGCGCATTTGGGAGCGCTGACGCCATGCAAACCACGTACACCTACGCAGTGATCGCAGCATCCGGCGCGACTGTGAACGTCTACGCGAACAAGCATCGCGCCCTTGCAGCCCTCGCTCACTATCGGGCCCAGTCCCCCGATTCTGTCTTCGCCCTCGTGCTCGAAACGTGCACCCCTTCGGGCCGTTGCACCGAGGAATTCATCGTCAACTTCAATCAACCTCTGGAGAGCTAACACCGTGGAAGCACGTAAGCAACCCCTCATCGATGCCCTGCAGCGCTTTGTCGCGCAACGGCCCGGGCTGGAGTTCGCCAACTATGGCGACGTGTCGGCGTACCGTAGCGAGATGCGCAGCATCACGAAGGATCGGCATCACGCCGAAGAATTGCTGCGTGCTGTCTCATGGCGCGACAGCATCACGGCCGATGACATCTTGTACGCCGCGAAGCACGCATTCTCGGGCCGTCTGGTCATCAGCGAACCCGAGACGGGTCGTTTCGTGCTGGACTACTGCACGGGCCAGTACTGGCCGACCGAATACCGGCGCGCAGTTTGTAGCGTGCTGTCTTCAGCCCTGTGGAACTACTGGCGCGACGCGGGAGACGGCCCGATCGGTGCGGCCCGTCGCGAACTTCCACGCAGCATCGCGCACCGTTGGTTCAATTGATGGCCCGCATCGTCCTTTTCCTCATCCTCGCACTCTTCACCACGTCACCCGAAGAGTGTTTCACTGACTCATGCGTCGGCTGTATCGAAGACTGCGGCACGCCAATTGGAAACTGACAACATGGATCACATCGGACACATGCCTAACGCCTATCTCTGCGCACTGGATCAACTGGGCAACGGAGACCGCACCGCATCGCGTCTCGCGGGATTGATCGACCATTACGAACGCACCACCGGGCTGCAGGGTTCGCCTGAACTCGCGCCGATGCTGCCCGGGTGGCGCGACGCGGTGCACCGCATCGCGGGCCGTCGCTACTTTGATTTCAACAAGGATGCATGACCATGCCCCAAACCATCCGCCTATCTAACGGCACGCAGTACGCTGCGCGCCTTGAAGTCTGGGACGATCTCAACCCGCAAACACGCGGCCCGTGGTTTGCTCTTTACTGGGCAAACCCGAACGAGACCACGGGCACGCGCGCCCATGACAACTACCTGAGTTTTCGCACCATCAAGGCCGCAATTGCCTACGGTGAGAAGCACTTTGGCGAAACCGCCATCCGCTACCGGAGATAGCACCATGCAGCGCCCCACTTTCCGCACCTATCCGAATGGCGCGCGCCGAGTGCTTGACCCTGCGCGCTACCTGGCCAAAACCGGCCGCACCCTGCGCGACTTGTGCACGTGCGGGGCATGCGGCCGCACTTGGGATGACTCGCACGTTTCGGGCGTCACCCCCACCCCACTCGCGCGCTGCCCGTTCGAACACCTGCACCGGAGATAGCACCATGCAACGCCCCGCATTCGTCCCCTGCACCTACGCTGGCCGCCCGGCTGTGTTCGATACCGTCTCGCGGGTGTTCTACACCTGCGCCACCCATACGCGCGCCCGTGAGTGGGCCCGCGAGCTCAACGAAGGGAAGTAACCATGCCCCGCCATCGCGACTATGGCGCCCGTGTGCGCATCTGGGATTCCGGCCCCAACTTCGCCGATCGCTACACCATCTTGCCCCCGCGCACTGCGGGTGGTGACTGGCTCGGCAACGGCCGCACGTGGCAAGGCATCGCCTCGGGTGCGCACCCATTCCACCCGCTGGGCTACGGCCAGCATTGCGAAGCCGCGGCCGGCTCGCATCTGGGCAAACGTGTGCACTGGGATGCGCTGCCCCCTGACGTGCAACGCTTCGCGCGCCAGACTTTCCCGGCTGAATGGCTGCCTCAATCGGAGAACTGACCATGCCCCGCACCCCCCTGCAAGTGATGGCCGATCACTACATCATCGCCGCCATCTGGGCCGACTGCCCGGAAGGCACGCAACCGCGCGCCACCAAGCAATCCCGCCGCATCGCGCTGCAAGTCTGCGAAGACTTCGCACGTGCCGCCGGTCCGTTTCTCACGGAGGCGTGCAGCCGGCCTGGTTACGGGGATCACCCCGACTGCGGCACCGATCACCCCGCATACGCGGCCGCGGGGCACGACCTCTACCTGACCTCGCACGGGCACGGCGCTGGCTTCTGGGACCGCGAGCCTTTGCGCCGCAACGGGCTGGGCGACTACCTCTCGCGCATCGCCGAGCGTTTCCGCACCGAACCCGACTTTTACCGGGGCTGGATGTACCTGCGCCGCTGCTACTCGCGCCGCCATGGTTGACGCCTTCCGCATCCTCTATCGCATTCTCGCCCTCGTGCTATGCGCCATCCTTTTCCTCATCGGCTGGCACGTGCACTCAGAGCGCGAAGCCCGCAAACACAAACGCCATGAACACTAGCCGCATCCTGCCCGCCCTCATCGCGCTGAATGCCTGCATCTGGGCCTACGTCATCACTCTTTGGAGCTAACACCATGCCTGCCTACACCCTCGATTCCACCGATACCGTCACCGCACCTACCGGGGCCACGCTCTATCGCATCCGATACATGGGCGGCACGCGCGGCGGATACCTGCAATCAACCGCGAACCTTGACCCGATCAGCGACGCGCGGGTCTCCGGCAA